GCGGTGAATGCGGGTGATGAATTTGCCTTAAAAGCTGTGGCAAGGGAATGTCTGCGAAATGGCAGTCCCACATCCAAGGATGGATTTTATCAATATACCGCAGCTTATGACAGTAAGCATCAGATTAAGCTGGAAAGTGGAAAATCGGCGAGGGTCTACCTTGAATATGTAGAAATGATGGAAGGAGATCCGCGCTTATGAGCAGGGATTATCTTAAGGGAAAGAAATGCATGGTATGGTCGTTCATGGGCAACACCCGAATGCACCAAGCCTTGAATAATTACGGAGACCGTTTTGAAGCCGTCGGCATTTTCACCTTTGAGGTGGACATATCAGGAACGATAACCGAAACAGGTACACCGATATCCAGCATGATGCCATACATCAACAAATGGCCCAAAGTGCGTTGGTTTCTTACCGTGATGAATCACGGAACAGCTTCTATATTCACTGCTCTGCGGAATAACGAAAATGGTGCAAAGACTAAGTTTCTATCTGAGTTAGTGCGGATCATGCAGAAATACCCGTGGTGCGCTGGTGTGGATATCGACTTGGAGCGCGGCGGTGGGTATGAGAACAAGGACGCAGCAAATATCCTCTTTCGCGATATATACCAAACCGTCAAAGCGTACAATCCCACAAAACTGGTCAATATCTGTTTACCCGGTATGACTGGCGTCCAAGGCTCTGTCGGCGGTGAGAACTGGTGTGTCTATGCCGATCTCGATGCGTACTGCGACACGGCAGCGATTATGTCCTACGGTATGGCTTGGGCTGGCAGTGCACCGGGTCCTGTCTCTCCGCGGGACTGGCTTGTCGGTGTGTATGATTATGCCGCAAGAGTAATGAAACCGCAAAAGATCTATATGGGTTTGCCGGGTTACGGTTGGGAGTGGCAGATATATGCAAACCCTGCAGACCTCGGCAAGACATATCGTGGCGTGTCGCTTACCTACTATGCCGCTAAAATATGGGCGGAAGGCGGGTATAACTTCACGGGTAATGCTCCTCCGCAGCCGATGATACCGTGGCTTGCCTACTGGGACGATTACGATCAGGTACCGTATATGCTCCCTCAGGTATACGATTATGCTGAGGGCGGCGATGCAACCGACCGAGAAGCCCCTATCATCGGGGAAACCTACAACCGCCGACGATACTTAACTTGCTACGGAAAAACACAAAAGGCAGAGTTTGGCACAATCTATATTGACCGGGACGGTGTGCCGGATAGTTATACAGAGGGTGTGGTTATTGGTAACGGCATGATTACGCTCTCATCAGAAACGGGTATAGCCACCTACGAATTTACCGTTCCGCAATCGGGAGTTTATGATGTTGCCGTCCGTATCTGCTTTCCGTATTGGGATAAGAACGGTATCAACATTTCACTTGACGGTTCCTCGGTCGGATTTTACGAAAGCCGCCTATGGTGGCCATATTGGAGAAGCACCTTCTGGGTGGCTCTTGCCAAAGAGCACAGCTTGTCGGCAGGAGAACACACCATCACCGTTGACGGAGGTGTGATTGGCGCACAATTATATGGCTTTCGTCTTTGCTCATCGTTTTCAGAACGGCCCTCAGCGGGTTCAGCTACCTTTGAACTCTCACCGCGCAGTTTCAAGGACGTGAACGGGAGTATGGCTGTTCCGGACAAAGGCTTCAAGCTGACCACCGAGATTCTTCGAAGAAAACCCGACTCGGCTTTAGTGTGGTATGAGGACTACCGGGACCCCATCACACTGCAAAGCACTTACTGGACTACGCTTTCAGGCAATTGGGCAGTCTGGCGAAGCGATGAATATGCAACCGGCAGGGTTTACTCACAGCTGGAAGGTAGTGGCCAGCTTGCCTGGAGATATGACAGTTTCTCTGATGTTCATCTTCGAGCTCGGCTTGCTTTCCCTCATAACGGAAGCGGGCGCGCTGGGGTATTTATTGGCAACATCTTCTGTTGTATCAACATTGACACGCAGCAAGTGGAACTCTATCAAGGATCTGTTTTGCTCGGCAGTTATGGATCAGCTTACTCTAAAACACCCGTCTCCGATATCCGAACAAACCCCAATATGTATCTCATCGAAATGAGGAAACGCGGCAACCGCGTGAGGGTTTATTCCGGAAACAGCAACACCCTCCGCTTCACAGCCACGGTATCACCGACAAGCGGTTATTGTGGTATTCGGTCGGACAATGAAATCAAGTGTGAACTTCTGCGTTTAGGCGATGCCTGGACTTACGAGCCGTATGAAGCTTTTGATGTGACGATGCCAAACGGTACTACCGAAACTTACGGCAGGATCGCCCGGAATAACGTTACATGGGACAATGAATTCGAGGTATTTACGATTACCTCAGATGTGGAGGAATCCTCTACCAGAAGTGAGGATATCTCGATGGATTACGACTTTGTGCATTCAGCGATGCTATACATTCCCTGCAACGCTGACTATACTGCAAAATTCACACCACGTGATATCAATGTCTGGTGCTCGAGGATATTCCTCGGCGATGGGGATGGTTTTGGTATCGTCTACTACCAAGACGTAGATTCGATCGTATACTGGGCAAATGAAGCTGCATACCGATGGGGTTTGCGTGGGTTTGCCTTATGGTCACTCGGTCAGGAAGACTTGCGGCTTTGGGAGGCACTCCCGAAACAGAGTTAAAGAATAATCATTAATATCGGCATTCGCGCCTGCTTATTTTAGCAGGCGTTTTTTATGCGAAAAAACAGGAGGTAAAAGGAAAATGAAAGAGATTTGGACTTGGGTTCAGGTTGTGTTTACAGCCATTGGAGGAACCCTTGGCTGGTATTTAGGCGGATTAGACGGTTTCCTTTACGCACTCATTGCCTTTGTGGTTGTCGACTACATCACTGGTGTGCTTCGTGCAATTGTGGAGAAGAAGCTTTCCAGCCGAATCGGAGCACAGGGTATCGCCAAGAAGGTAGCGCTATTCCTTGTGGTCGGTATTGGTCATCTCATTGACACTTACCTGCTCGGCGGCACGGGAGCACCGCTTCGTACAGCGATTATCTTCTTCTACATTGCTAATGAGGGTATTTCTCTTGTTGAGAATGCCACGGCTATTGGGCTACCTGTGCCTGAAAAGTTAAAAGGTGTGCTGGCACAGCTTCATGGAAAGGACGGCGAAACGAAATGAACCTCCATAAACTCATTTTGACCAACAATGCTTGCTACAAAGCAGGCCGAACTATCACTCCTAAGGGTATCATGGTGCATTCTACCGGGGCAAATAACCCAAACCTCAAACGCTATGTGGGTCCAGATGACGGTCTGTTGGGCAAGAACCAGTATAATAACCATTGGAATCAGGATAAGCCGGATGGGCGGCAGGTCTGTGTACATGCCTTTATTGGCAAACTGGCGGATGGCAGTATCGCAACATACCAAACCCTCCCGTGGAATCATCGAGGTTGGCATGGTGGCTCCGGTTCAAAAGGCTCAGTCAACGATACTCATATCAGTTTTGAAATTTGTGAAGATGGACTGACCGATGCAAGCTATTTCAACAAGGTATACAAGGAAGCTGTGGAGCTTTGTGTTTATCTCTGCAAGCAGTATGGGCTGACGGAGAAGGATATAATCGGGCATTACGAAGGATACCAGAAAGGAATCGCTTCCAATCATGGTGATCCGAAAAATTGGTTTCCGAAGCATGGTAAGTCGATGGACACATTCCGAGCGGAGGTCAAAAGGCTTCTTGCGGAGGTGCCGGAAACACCGACACCGACTGAGCCGAAAAAGCTTTATCGTGTGCAAGTCGGGGCATATTCCGTCAAAGAAAACGCCGAAAACATGCTCAAAAAGGTTCAGGCAGCAGGATTTAAGGATGCCTTCATTAAATATTCGTGATAACTATTATCAAGCCCGCGGAGCGTAAAAACTCTGCGGGCTTTTTTTATTTATAGGTGTATAAAACGCTCCACTTTTCTCCGTATAGCGAGGAGGTGGTTTCTCGTGTTCAATGAACAGAAACTTGAGTTAATGCGTTGCCCTATTGGCGAAGGGCAGAAAATCGATGGTGAAGTGAACTCTACTCCGCATGAGCAAATGCAGCGCGAAGTTGATTATGTGAGAGCGCAGCAAATACTCACTTCTATGCTTGAGAAAGATTTAATTACCTTGTCGGAATTCAACAAGATAACCGAATTAAATCGCAAAACTTTCTCGCCGCTATTAGCCGAGATTATGCCTTGAAATCGTTGATATAACTTCGTTTCAGAGGTAATATGTCACACTGACTAAGGAGGTGAGAATTTGAAAAAGGTAACGAAAATTGCTCAAAACACGGCCAATTTAACCGAACAGACTAAGTTGCGGGTTGCGGCCTACTGCCGTGTATCTACCGACAGCGATGAACAACTCGAAAGTCTGGATGCTCAAATAAAGCATTATGAATCCTACGTCAATGCAAATCCTGAGTGGGAGTTCGCCGGGCTCTATTATGATGAGGGCATCTCCGGAACAAAAAAGGAAAAGCGGCCTGAATTGCTTCGAATGATTGCAGACTGTGAAGACAGAAAAATAGACCTCATTGTAACGAAGTCTATCAGCAGATTTGCTCGAAATACAACCGATTGTCTTGAACTGGTCAGAAAGCTACTTGACCTTGATGTTTTCATTTATTTTGAGAAAGAAAATATTAACACCGGGTCAATGGAAAGCGAACTCATGCTGTCAATCCTGTCTGGACTGGCCGAAAGCGAATCGGTCTCCATCTCCGAGAACAACAAATGGTCGATTAAGCGCAGATTCCAAAATGGTACATATAAAATATCTTATCCGCCTTACGGCTACGACAATGTGGATGGAGAAATGGTTATCAATAAGTCTCAAGCTAAAATTGTCCGCTTCATCTTTGCCGAGATTTTGTCCGGCAAGGGTACCCACAAAATTGCTAATGAGTTGAACAGACGAAAGGTACCGACCAAAAAAGGCGGTCGTTGGACATCAACGACTATACGCGGGATGGTTAGTAATGAAAAGTACACAGGTGATGCCATTTTTCAAAAAACCTATACCGACGAACATTTCAACCGCCATCGCAACGACGGAGAAAAAGAACAGTACCTTGTTCGGAATCATCATGAACCTATTGTCAGTCATGAAATCTATGAAGCTGCTCAGTTAGCTATAGAACAACGTTGCAAAGAGAAAAGGATTGAAAAGCAAAGCGAAAAATATCAAAGCCGCTATCCCTTTTCAGGCAAAATAATCTGTGCTCAGTGCGGCGGGACCTTTAAAAGACGAACCCATACAAGCGGCAAGCATCCATACGCATGGTGTTGTTTCACACATATCCAGGATAAACAAAAATGCTCAATGAAATATATACCGGAGCCCGATTTAGAGTATGCATTTGTCACCATGATGAACAAACTTGTCTTCGGACATGAAGCTGTACTTAAACCGTTACTCGTCAGCCTGCGCGGGATGAACTCCGATGACACGCTTGAAAACATCCGAGTGATAGACATAAAGCTTGAGGAAAACGAAAAACAACGGAATGTACTGGTTGGGTTGATGACCAAAAAGTACCTTGAGCCTGCCGTTTACAATAAAAGCAATAATGAACTACTTCAAGAGGCAGAACGTCTGCGCCGTCAAAAGGAATCCATAACGCGTTTTCTGAATAACGATTTTCAGAGTTTAAATGCAGTCAGCGCTTTGTTGCAGTATGTTTCCAAAGAATCTATGCTGACAAGTTTTGATGGTGAGCTGTTTACCCGCTTTGTGGAGCGGATTCATGTATATTCGAGAACGGAAATCGGATTCGAACTAAAATGCGGAATTACTCTAAAAGAAAGGTTGGTGAGATAAATGAGCCATATACCATTTGGCTACCGTATTGAAAACGGAAAAGCCGTAATTGATAAAGAGGCTGCAGAACAGATAAAAACATTGTTCCAATCTTACCTGAGCGGCGATTCCTTGGCGACAGCAGCTAAGAAAGCAGGTATTAAAGCTTTCCATTCCGGTATCGGCAGAATGCTACGAAATACCCGATACATCGGTGATGGGTTTTATCCGCCGATTATTGACAAAGACACTTTTAACACTGCCGAGGCGGAACGAATTATGCGGGCGGAAAGACTCGGCCGTACCAAAAAGTCCAACCAAGTAAAGGAGGTCATCTATCCTACCACCTTCCGCATGAAAGAAGGAACAGAGGAACTCGACGACCCCTTCGGGCAGGCGGAATACGCCTACAGTTTAATTGAAATGGAGGTGAACAAGAATGGCAGTCAGTAAAAATGTCACAGTTATTCCGGCCAGGAAGCATACTCGCAAGAGCAAGGATGAAGAAAAACCGAAACTACGCGTTGCTGCTTACTGCCGTGTTTCCACAGACAGCGAGGAGCAGGCTACCAGCTATGACACACAGATTGAGCATTACACCGCCTACATACAAGGGCACCCCGACTGGGTGCTGGCGGGAATCTTTGCGGATGACGGAATCTCGGGCACCAACACCAAGAAGCGCGAGGAATTCAACCGCATGATTGACGAGTGCATGGCCGGCAATATCGATATGATTATCACAAAGTCCATTAGCCGATTTGCCCGAAATACGCTGGACTGCTTGAAATATATCCGTCAGCTGAAGGATAAGAACATCCCGGTCTATTTTGAGAAAGAAAACATCAACACCATGGATTCCAAGGGCGAGGTTATGCTCACGATTATGGCGTCCCTTGCACAACAGGAAAGCCAGTCCTTAAGTCAGAATGTGAAGCTGGGCTTGCAATACCGCTACCAGCAGGGCGAAATCCAAGTCAACTGTGCACGGTTCCTCGGTTATACCAAGGATGAAAATAAGCGCCTTGTGGTTGTACCCGAAGAAGCCGAAATCGTAAAGCGCATTTATCGAGAATACCTTGAGGGTGCAAGTATGCTGAAGATTGCCCGGGGGTTAGAGGCCGACGGTATTCTGAACGGTGCAGGCAATGAGCGCTGGCACACCAGTAACATTAATAATATTCTACGAAACGAAAAGTACATCGGAGATGCTCTCTTGCAGAAAACCTACACGGTTGATTTTCTTACAAAAAAGCGGGTTAAGAACAACGGTATCGTTCCGCAGTACTATGTAGAGAACAGCCATGAAGCCATCATCCCGCGTGAAGTTTTCATGCAGGTGCAGGAAGAGCTTATCCGCCGCCGTATTGTGCACACAAGCCCAAACGGAAAGACCAGAACCTTTAGCAGCAACCACGTGTTTGCTCAGATAATCATCTGCGGCAAATGCGGTGAGGTTTTTCGCAGGGTGCATTGGAACAACAGAGGTAAGAAGTCTATCGTCTGGCGCTGTGTCAGCCGCTTAGAAAACACAGGCCTATTCTGCGACGCTCGAACGGTACTGGAAAGTACCATTGAGCAAGTGCTGGTCACCGCCATCAATCAGACACTTTGCGACAAAGACTCTTTCCTCACAACTCTGCGGGACAACATCGCAACCGTCATAAATAGAGAAAGCGACAAGGCCTTGGCGGATATCGACAAGCGGCTGGAAGTACTTCAAACGGAGCTATTAAAGCTGGCCACTTCCAACGCAGATTGTGATAATGTTGGCGATGAGATTCACCGACTGCGTGACCAAAAGCAAAAACTGCAAATTGAAAACGTCAACCGTGAGGAACTGAAAAAACGGATGGCTGATATGAGCGCATTCCTAAAAAAGCAATCCGCCGCCCTCGCTGAATACGACGAGCAGCTTATCCGACGGCTGATCGAAAAAGTCAGCATCTATGAGGATAAATTTATTGTGGAATTCAAGTCCGGCGTGACGGTGGATGTAAATAAATAA